TTCTCCACGAATGCGTATTTGGGTCGTATTTCGCCAATGATTCGGGCCATTTCTCCCCAAAGTCCGCTTCGTTCTCCTGTGATACCAGCTCCTTTTCCTGCTGCTGAGATGTCTTGACAAGGAAAACCCCCGCAGACCACATCGACTTTTCCTCTCCACGGAGTTCCGTCGAAGGTGCAGACATCATCCCAGATTGGGAACTTGGGTAGGATTCCGTCCCGTTGTCTTTGGAGTAGGACTTCTCGGCAGTAAGGTTCAAGTTCGATAGCACAGACTGTGGTATGTCCGAGAAGCATCCCGCCGAGGATACCTCCCCCTGCTCCTGCAAATAAGTGTAGCTCATTTAATTTTTCTTTCATTTGGTTTTTATCGGTAACGATAATCAAAAGTTGGAGAATCGTTCTGGTTTGGTAGTTGATCGGTTGATCCAAGCGGCAAGGAACTTTTGCGTTAGTTGGCGCGGAGGGTTTGCGAGAATCCAAGTCCTCGCTTTCTGTGTTTCAGCCTCCACGTCTTTGTCGGGATTCAAGGTTTGGAGTTCAGTGATGAATTTGTCAGTGACGAGTTTGGATTTCTTTTTTTGTGGAGGTTTATTTTCAGTTGGAAATAGATCAGTTGATTCGTTGCTGTTCGATGGAGCGGTAGCGGAATCGGATGATGGTTCTATTTTCGGTTCCTTATGATGGTTCATTATAGGCAGACTAACTTTAGTTACCCCCACTACTACTTCACCGCAGTTATCCCCCCCCACATTAACCGCAGTTAACCCCTTAAATGTTTTCAATCGGCTTGGTGAAGTAACTTGGTGAATGACATCTTGTGTTATTTCATCATCACCTATCTTCTCAACAATGATCGTATAAAGGTTTGATGTCTGCCTTCCAGAAAAGTCTTCCCGTTCATCTCGCGTGAGAACTCCGATTTGAATTAAAGCATTCAGATACTTCTTTGCGATAGGTTCACATATGTTTGCTTTTTCTGCAATCTTTCGTATAGACGGCCAGCAACTGGCATCATCGTTGCAGGAGTCAGCTAAAGACAAAAGAACCAACCTCGCGTTACCTTGGGTCTTACTACGCTCAAAGACCTCTGACATTATTCTTACACTCATTTTAAAAAAGGCGACCCCTTGTGATGGCGACAGGAAGCGGCAACTGACGCATGAGAGTGGTTTACCACCACAAGGGATCATATAGTTTGTTTGTTAATTTAATTCCTGACTTCACTTCGGCTCTCACCCCGAAGGTGCAATTTCTCGCACGACTGAAAACTACTACAGGTTGTATTCGATGTCAAGCATATTTTTTATCGGTTCCGATAATCACTCCAATTCAACCTGCTCAATTTCACCTTTCGACCAAGCATACATTTTGTCATTGAGTAAGTCCCAGATTTCATTGGCATCCTCTTCAGTCTCGCATTGAAAGATCGAGCGGCGTTCTCCGATACCTTCTTTGGCAATGATAATATCTGATTGGATGACAGTATTACTATCTGCCCCTGTCGCGGCCATGACTGCGGTGCTATTAGTTCTGATTGCCATGACAAGAATGCCATCATCACTTTCGTAGGTAGCCATGAATGGATTACCTAAAGCTGTGGCTAGAGATAGATTCGTAACCATGACTGTTTGCCTTACTCCAGCAATTAATTCTTCTGCTTTGTCTTTGATGTTGTTAGTGTTATCCATAGGCAATCATAGTATCAAAAAAGTATTGACTTGTCAATAGTATTGGTTTATTTTTTATGGAAATGAAACATCCATTAGAAACTGCTTATGAATCTTGCATGAGTGCTTACGAGCAATCACGCACGATCCGTTCTCTTGGAAGAAAGACTTTCGCCAGCCAGCTTCGTGAAACAAGGAGATTGTTGAAATTGACTGTCAGGGAACTTGGAGATAAGATCGGCGTTACTGGTTCGTTGGTAAATCAGATCGAAGTAAACTCGAAAAGTATTTTAAAGAAAGAACAGGTAGATAAAGTAATTGGATTATGCTACAAAGAAAAACGCCCTTACAGAAAACAGGATTCAAAAAGCGAGGGGGAAAACTTAGATCAGTCTCCAACTCCCGAAGAGTAAAGAATGGCGACTACGAAAAAGCCAAAGCAGAATACTTTGAAGAAAAAAACTACCAATGTGAGATATGTAATGGGCAGGGAACAGACCTTCACCATAAGAAAGGAAGGGGCAAGTTCCTATGTGACAAGTCCTCATTCATGGTTCTTTGCCGCCCCTGCCACAATAAATGCCACCACGAAGTAGGATGGGCAAGAGAGAATGGATACATAATTTATGACTACAAATAATACGTTTGAATCTCGCATAATCTGCGAGGGAACCGAAGTAAGTGAAAGCCCAACAAAGATTTTGTTTGGTCAAAGGTTCAACCAATGCTGGGTAAGGAAAAGTGATATTCGCGTGAAAGAAACACTTGGATTCCTTGACGGCGAGAAAATGATTCGTATTGTAGTTCCAGAAGACGTAGCAAATACCTTGGAACTTGAAGGAATTTTAGATTGATCTTTTACATTTTAGCTGAACTGGGGGAAATGGGGCTTCATGCCCTGTCCTGTAATTGCGTAGCGAGACAAAGGCTTACCCCAGTGCGGCTTAATTTATATGGTCGGCGGCTGAGAAATAACTATGCTGGAAATATTCGGGGTAGTTTCAATAATGCCGAGTTAACCCGGCCACCTTTTTACCAATCTCCGTTATCGTCTGATCCGTAGTCATCGTCTGGAGTGGTATCAATTGATACTTCATCCCGCGCCCAGAATCTGTTAGTTGGAACTGGTTTATCGTTTCCGATAAAAATCAATCCATTACGCCGCGCCATTTCTAGTGCGTAGATTAGACTATCACTCAAGTCAGGCGAGTATCCAGTTCTCCCTTTCAGTTCATCCTTAGTCTCAATGGCTATCTTCTTAGACTTAATGGTGTATCGACGAAGGCAGAGTTCCCGCGCCAAATCTGATGCAGGATCAATACCAAATAAAACTCGACTCTTGAAGGCGTGATAACAAGAGTAATAATATTCAGATACCAGTCTATCATAAACATCTTTACATGGGCGTTTATCAACCTCTGCTGCAATTCGGTCAGTAGGTTTACCCATAGATGAGATAAGAGCGATTGCCGCACCCATAGAGTCAAAGCGTAGCCACTCACGAATGATAGCCTGTCCAACTCGACCGCCATCACCAGACACGTCCATACCAAACTTAGAAGGCTGAACGCCAGCCGATCTACACAACCCAACAACTTCAGTAGCTAGTTGGATTTCAAACTCAGCAGCGGCATTAGCGGATAGTTGGATTACCTTTTGACTTTCCAACCACATAACACGATTGCGAGTGCCACGGACAAAACCTAGTTTAGCAATAGTAAGAACGCACCTATCCCCACCAATTGTAAATGCGGTATCGAATCCAGCTACCTTAGTAAAGCCTTCAGAATCCCAAAGCGGTTCTTCGTTAGTATCGGCGTTACGAATAAGATCAGCAGTAATAATTGTTTGGGCAAATCCAGACTTTGGCCACCAACCAATAGCGTTACGAACATAGTCAATAGCGTTCTCATCTCCGTAACATTGTTTTAGCATCATCTGCTGCATCCTTCGATCCATTAGAAACGGAAATGGAGAAGGTTCGTTAGCAGGCGCGGCGAAGTTAGGGCTACGCATACCATTGTAAAACAAACAAACTCCAGTCTCAGTCTCCCATTTATCCATGTCTGGAGAAACAGAATCAAAGTTAGAAGAACCTTTAGGCATTGCCCAACGAGTGTGGGGGTTGTCGCCTGCTGATGGGTTTCCAATGCCAATAAATGTAACGTCTTTGTTTGCAGATAAGTTTACCCTAGCGGTGATTGCTCCCAATTCCATTTCGGGCAACTCATCAAGTGCAAGACGAACCCGATCATTTTTACGACCACGAGTAGTATCAATAGCTTTCTGACCTTCGTTACCTGATTGAAACGCTAGAGCTTTTATCGCATTACGATAATCTTTATCCTCATCATTAGACGCGCCACCCCAAACAATCATGTGGCGATAGTCAATTAACTTGCCAAATTGAACGCGAGCGCACTTCCACAATTTAGAAATGATACCCCAAATACGATCTTCGGATGCTCCAAGAGTTGTAGTAGCCACCCATGAAGAAGTGCAATGCGGTGCAGCACACCAATCAAGGTAGATCCAAAGTCCTACTGGAAATGACTTACCCATCGAAGCAGCACCTGCTAAACAAATGTCTTGATTATTGCAAAGTTCTTCAAGTGTTCTAAGCAATTGTGTGTTTGTGTATTTTCCGTTAACAATAGAAACTTCAGTAGGCCATTGAAGTTTAACTGCATTTAGGAAGTGTTCGTGTGGTGAGAGTAACTTAAAATCTGAAAGATTTATATTTTGCTTGTTACATAGGTTTTTACCATACTCGCCTCGGCTTATAGAGTAGCAGTATAACTCGATACCAAGATCATCCATGTTTTCTCCGAACTGAATACCATAGCGACGAACACCTTTGTTTGAAGAAAAAACTCTTGACATATCAATAAGAAAGTATATTTTCGGGCGAAAGGCAAGATGAAACTGAAAAACAAAAATCTCGCACCTGTCGGCGGGTGGTACTGGAAATATGAGATCAAGCGTGATAATCTTACGTTTCCAGCGATTGTTTACGGAAGCACTTGGAATAGTTTAATGCAGAACATCGAAAAAGATTATCGTTCCAATGGAATTGAGCTTCCAATTAACATTGAACAAATGGTAGAAGATCAAACTTGCCAACGCCAACCTAGTGATCGTTGTTGGTATAGTGATGGACTTGGAGACAAGATTGCCCAAGCCATTCATACTGTAGCTGCGGTTACTGATAAAGTTTTAGGAACTCAACTTGAAAATAAGGCTCGCGGGTGTAGTTCGTGTAACAAGCGAAGAAATGCCTTGAACTCATTATCGTAAACGATAAATATAAACATTATGTCTCTCAGCATCGGCAATGATAATTTCAGTTTAGCCACTCTTGATCAAGACGGCAAGCCACCAGAAACAAGAATAAACAACGCTTCTCATGCGTGGAACATAGCAAATAATCTTAGGTTAGCGAACATTGGGCGCGAGAACAAGCGTATCCGTATTTATAAAGCGTATAAAATGTTCCCACCGACAGGTTACAGCAAACTTGCTGAGAAACGTTTGCCTTGGCAATCTGACGTAAACTACGGACAACTTGGATTTATCGTTGATAACCAAAAGTCTAGCTACTACGATGTCATTACTGAGCGTCAGGCTTGTTGCACGATTAAGACTAAATCTGGAAACGAAAAAGAACGACTGGTTAATTCTGAGAACATTTCAATTGCATTCGACCAAGCACTTCGTGAATGGCCGGGTTATCTATATAACACCGAACAAGACTTAGAAGAAATGCTGTTGTACGGAAAGGGTGTAGGAATGTGGGATAGCCCACTTGGATGGATGCCAGAACACGTTTTTCTTTCTGACCTTCTCTTTCCAGACGACATCCGTATTGATTTCTGCAACCTTGAAGAATTTGTTCGCCGTGTTCGCTTGACACCATACGAACTTTACAAAAAGATTGAGAATCGTGCAGCGGCAGAAGCAATGGGTTGGAATGTCGATGCGGCTATTGATGCTATCCGATTCCATCGTGCATTCAGCAACAATCGTAAGACCCGTGAAGACTTCTTCCGAACAATCAGCGAGGCAGGGTTTAACTGGTCATTGTCGGTGAATCAAAAGATTGACCTATACGAAGTTTACTGGAGAGAATTTGATGGTAAAATTAGTAAAGCAATCATCCTTCAAGACTACCAACCAATTGCTGACTACATAAATTCCAATGTAAAAGGTGCCGGAAAAATCAGCGACGACGACATCAGGACTCAGCATGGGTTTATGATGCTCAAGGTTGGACTATTTAACTCATGGGATGAGATCATGTATATGCTCACCGACTCGGTTGGTAGTGGACTATTCCAAGACATCAAGAGCCAAGCGGAATCGGCATTCGTTGCTTGCCGTCAGTATGACTTCACGATGAACTCGTTGGTAGATGCTGTGCGACTCAACTCCATGTTGATGATCGAAGGTCAAGGGCCAGACGCAACTAAGATGTTGAAGCAGATGGAATGGTTGCCAATCAGCGTGATGCCAGATGGTGCTAAGTTCATTCAGAACCGCTTCCAACTTCCAGTAGGAGAAAGCATGAGCTTCATGCAGTTCTTCATGGGAGATATGTATAGGGGAATGGGTCAGTATCGCATCAATGCTCCGACTGCTGGAGGCAAGCAAAGGACAAAAGGTGAAGCAGAGTTGGATGCCGCTGAGTCAGCTAAACTATCTGGAACTCAGATTCGTCGCTTCAACGAATGCCAAACGTTGTACTTTAAACAGCTTTACAAACGATTTGTAAACGCCAAATCCAGCGATGATGGATATGAGTATGTTAAGAAGTTCTATGAGATCCTTGAAGAACTTGGAACTCCTAAAGAGGCAGCCGCTTGGAAGAACATTACAAGCGTTCGCTCTAACCTTATCAATGGCGCGGGAAGCCCATCATTTAAACTAATCACAGCAGAGAAGTTGCTCAACATAACATCAATTACTCCAGCAAACGAAGGTCAGGAAAACGCAGTTAAGGATGCAATTGCAGCACTTGCTGGCAGAGATAACGTAGCTCGTTATCGGAATACCAAGGTTAGCAAGATTGATGATACTGCTCGAATCATTGGATTTGAAAATGCCGGGATGACAGATGCTTTCGTGAATCCAGCAAACTTCCCAGTATTGCCAACTGATCCGCATATTGAACACGTTCAAGGTCACTTCCAAGACTTGGGAATGCAGTTGCAGATGAATATGCAGGCAATCCAGCAAGGTCAACCTAAGCTGGAAGACCTGTCACTAGCAGTCCGCTCGATCCAGTTCAAGGGTGGTCACATCATGGCACACGTTGAGTACATCAGCAAAGACGAATCCAAACAGGACTTCTTAAAACAATTTATGCAAGGAATGAACGAGGTTCAAGGTATGGCCGACGAACTTCAACAGGTTTATGTTGAAATGGCACAAGCTGAAGCTCAGAAACAGGGTGAACCAAACTCCGAGGAAGACATCAAACTTCAATACCTCGCTGCTAAATCTGGTATCGAAATTGACACCAAGAAGAAGCTCGCTGACATCTCGATTGGCAAAGCCTCGATCAGTCACGCTCAACGCACTGAGCAACGTAAAGAACAAGGTATCACCCAACTTGCGCTTCAGAAGGCTAAAGCTCGCGCCGAGATTCAGAAAGAGAAATCAAAGCAAGCAGCAATGCAAGGCGAGGTTATTCCTACAGAACAACCAACTCCAGAAGCTACAGCAATGCAAAGTAATATCACACCAATGCAATGACAACAGAAAAAGTAAAATCCCTATGCGCGGCGATAACATCACACGAAGACTGGAACAAACTACAGGCTTATCTACTACTTAATGTAAACCCACCAGAAGGAGTAACCACATTGATCCATGCAATCAAAACTATTGAAGCTATTGGAACTGAGGAGCAAGGAGCATTCAAAAAAACAAAAGCTGCTGGAAAGTATAAAGAACCAACGGACAGCACAATCGACCCAGACCTTGACGAAGGATAATTTATGGAAAACACCAACGACACAGCAACCGTAATTGCGGAACTAAAGTCTAAACCTCAAGTTCCAATTAAAGGCAATACATCTGACTTCCTTAAAAAGTTCAGTAAACAGCAAGCTGATGATGGCAAGCCAAGTGCTACCAATGTTGGCGACCCTAACCTTGGAATACCTAAATATAATGAAGAAGAACCACCAGAACCAGTGGCGGGAGTTACCGAAGCTGAAATCACATCTGACCGAACAGGAAAAAAGAAAGGCTTTGTTGAGCGACAAATCGAAGAGAACCGCAAGCTCAAAGAAGAACTTGAAAAGTACAAGAAAGACGAAATCCCCAAGTTTGAAACCAAAATCCAAGAACTTGAGCGATTGGTATCCGAGTCAAAATCAACGACTGAAACAAACCACTACCAAGAACAGCTTAACAAAGCCAACCAAGAGAAGCTTGACGTTGAGCAACAACTATCAGAACAGATCAAAGAGCTTCGGGGTAAATTGGATTTTCACGATATTACAAGTAATCCAGATTTCAAAAAAACTTACATTGATCCAATCAAAAGTGCCTACGATACTTCGAGACAATTGTTATCGAATGATCCAACTCTTCTTTCAACATTCTCCCGTGCTATCAATGCAAATGCCGCCATCTTCAGTGCAAGCTCCGAAGAGGATCGTAGAGCGGCAGAAACCGACCGCGACCAAGCGTTCGAGGAAATCACGAACTCACTCTCGCAATTCAAGCAGTACCAATTCGCGGAGCAAGTCAACAGCTTCATCAAAGCAACTCAGGGACATCACGCTGCTCTTGTCAACTTTGAAGAAACCAAGCAGAATATTATCCAAACCAGTAAGCAAAAAGAACAAGATGGACGGAATAAATATCTGAACCAATGGCGCGAAGGGTACAAAAATACACAACAAGAAATTGATAGGGCTACTGAAATCCCGGATACGATTGCTGAATACATGAGAGAGAAGGGAATTAAGTATGACCTTTCCCGCGATGAGTCTATTGCGTTAGCTGCGACTCAGCAAACCAACGAACAGGCATCAGTTGAAGACATGAACCGCCTTATCCACCAAGGCCGCGCATACCAAAAGATTCAAGCACAATTGAAAGCATACCAAGAGATGGTCAAAGAAAAAAACGATTACATCGCACAACTCAAGGGTTCATCCCGCATCTCTTCAACGCCAAGTGCATCAGATTCCCAGAAACCAAGAATGAGCATGAGTGAGGGACTAGCTAGTAAGTTAGCTCGTTTCTCTCCACAGGGCAGGGTGAGCGCATAAACCCATCATTTTTGTTAGCTGGAAGGGGAGTAAGGTAAAACTTACTCCCCTTTTCATTTTTTTGAAAAAAGATGCTTGACATGATAAATAGTCTGTTGCAATGTCCGATATAAGAGAAAGACGAAATTATCGTTTACGATAAAATTAGTGATTCAGTCGCACTCTGACTGGCGAGTATCAGAACTCGCATGAAAATCTGTTTCCGGACTGGTCTTGCAAAAGACACCGAGGGTTGAACTCCGGCTCGAAACCAACAAGCATTCGCTTGGGGCTTTCGGGCCTTTTGCGTTTGTAAACCAAACTAAACCAAAAATCAAACAAACCAATTATTATGGCATCAGACCAATTGTATTTCAATTCTTGTGCTGAGATTGATAGTTTCTTCCGTGAGGGCCGCGAGTATTTCAACGACCTCTATGTGAAGAAGCTCGTCACCAACTCTGCATATTTCACACGTTTCGAGGAGCAAGCATGGCCTCTTAACCACACAACCGAGCAGAAAGCATTCCGCTTTGGCCGTGGATTCCACGATCCTTGCGCTCCTTTCCGCACAATCACCGACACCTATTGCGAGACTGATTCTTGCGACAGCAAACCAGAAGTCATTCAGCGTCCCGGTACAGAGAGCTACGTTTTTGAGCTTCTCCGTAAAGAGATGACCACTGACTGGATTTGCGTTGAGAGCCTTCTCTATCGTCTCTTCCCCGCTGAAGAAATCCTTCAGTTCGAGGAGTCGAATGCTCGCATCACCAAGAACGTCCACGAAGAGTTCCTTCGTTCCAACTACATCGGTGGTTCTGGACACAAATGGATGGGCATCACCACAGATGACGGCACTTATTGTGGACTCGTTGATGACGGAGCATGGTATGTTCCTGAGCATACGCTCAACAACGAAGCCGGTTACGACCTTTGCGCCCTTCGCGTTAAGCTCGCTCCTGCTGACCTCAACAAGATTGCTTATCTTTCGCTTGATATGCTCGACGATGCACTCGTTGACCTGCAAGACGAAGATGACGCTTTCCGCCTTGAT